CCGAAGCGGCGGCGCGATTTCGCCGCCTTGGCCGGATTGCTTGCAGTCAAAGGCGATCGCCCCGACGCCCATGCCGCCCCGTCCGCCGTTCGGCGTGAGGATGGCGTTCGCCGTTCCATCATTCCGGTATTCAAGGCTTTGCCCATCATTTCTTCCGCGCTCCATAATTGTATATGGTTCAGCGATAATCGGCGTTCCCCGCCCTGTGCCGTCCTCGGAAGCGTCGAAGCCGTCCGCCTTGAGGGTATGCGCGACGAACGTCTCGCTTTCGCCGTCCATGCGCCCCGATTCGCCCTTTGCGTTTATGGCCATTGCGATCACCGGGTCTTGTCCTCGGCTTTCGCCGGTGCGCTCTACGCCGCGGCCGCCCTTAGTGCGCGCTGCAAGGCTTGGGGCAATTCCTTCCCCCGCTTCTCGGCGCGGCGCAGGATGCCCTTGCAGGCTTTCGCGCTCAAAAAGAACCGCCGCGGCACGGGTCCAGTCTCCAAGATGTCCGACAACGAACACGCGGCGCCGTCTCTGGGCCACTCCGAAATATTGAGCGTCAAGCACTCGGTAGGCGAACCCATACCCGAGTTGCCCCAACGCTCCGAGAAAGGCGCCAAAGTCCCGTCCTCCACTGCTTGACAGGACGCCGGGCACGTTCTCCCAGACCAGCCAGCGGGGCCGATATCGGTCAGCAACGGCAAGATACGTGAGCGCCAGGTTGCCGCGCGGGTCAGCAAGGCCCTTGCGAAGTCCAGCGACCGAGAAGGATTGGCAGGGGGTTCCGCCGATGAGAACATCGAGAGTTGCGTCGGGCCATTCATTGAATTTGGTCATATCCCCGTGGTTCGGCGTTTCCGGGTAGTGATGTTTCAGAACGGCGCACGGGAATTTCTCGATCTCCGAAAAGAACGCCGGCGACCAGCCGATCGGCTTCCACGCCACCGACGCCGCTTCGATTCCTGAGCATACCGACCCGAAAACCATCAAAGTTCATTCCTTCGTCTCTGTACGATTGGGGGAGATTTTCTTACAAGTCACCGTAAAGACAGCCGCCGTGCCGCCGCCGGAAATAACCCCGTTCATCGTCAAGCAATGCTCTACGGTCACGCGCTTTTCGATAGCCCACAATTCTTTAAAATCACCGTCGCTAGTGTGGCCCCAGGCGACAATCGCCATCAAAACAATAATTTTCATTTTTTACACTCCGGGGGCGGCTGGTAATCAGTGCGCTTAAACGAAACGCCGCCGCCCTCCATGACCCGCATGGCGTCCGCTCCACATTCTTCTACATCGCCAGGTGGCCGGATGTAGAAAGCGCAGCTTTCACAACATGCCCAGGCATCATCCATCACTTCTCTCCTGCACGCCGGGCGGACCCAAAAACTACCTCACAACACCATACCCTAAATACAACTGACAGTTCTTATCGTTGCTATCAATAAATTGGCAATTCATTAGTGTTAATTCCTGTTGCGTGTAAAAAAGCCGCTCTTTCATTGAATTATATCTGATTGTACCAAATACAGCATAGGCAGACAAGAAAAAAACGACTGCAATAAATATTATTTTCACCTAGATTTCTCCGTCACATGAGCCAGCAATACGGCCCGGTCAAAGCCAGCAGACTCAGCAAAATCAAGAGTTTCATCGACCAGCTTTGTGAACTTGTCCTGGGACATTTTGCCAAACCTTAAAGACCAGGGGATGGGGACTTTCGTTCCATCCTTAAATTCGTACATATCGAAATAACCCAGCTTGACTAGCAGGCATTTTCTAAATGTTTCGAAGTCCTTGAAATATTCCTGGCTCTCAAAAAGAAGATTCGCCATCACAAACCAAAATCGATGTTGCTCCGTGGATCGCCTTGACTGGTCTTTTATATCAGCAAGAACAGCCGACCCGGTCCTGATCTTCTCCATGATTTTATAAGCCTGTTCACTATCAGGCCGTAGGGAACCAAATTCTTTTCTAAATAGGGCTTCCATTTTCTTTTCCTAAAACATCCCGCCCGGCGCGTTAGCGGGAATTTTCCGGCAGCTACATCGAGAAAAAAACGTCCTTCTAAGGTCATTTGCCGTTACGAGCCGCGCCGAATAACTTGGCGGGTTATCGCTCAAAATGGGATTTCGTCGTCTAAATCGCTTCCGGCATCCGGGACGGACGCGACCGTTTGGCGCGTGGGCTCTTGCGAAGGCCCGTCAAGCATCGTTAACACGCCACGGAATTTCTGCAACACAACCTCGGTGACGTAATGCTTTTGGCCGTCCTTTTCGTAATCGCGGGTCTGCAACTGGCCCTCGATGTACACCTTGGAGCCCTTTTTCAGGTATTTCTCGGCGACATCGGCGAGCCGGTCATCGAACACCACGACCCGGTGCCACTCCGTTTTTTCCCGTTTCTCGCCGGAGTTCTTATCCTTCCAGCTTTCGCTTGTGGCGATAGAGAGGTTGGCAATCTTATTGCCGCTTTGGGAAAACCGCACATCTGGATCACGGCCCAAGTTTCCCACAAAAATTACCTTATTGACTGATCCGCTCATGCTGCCTTCCTTTCTGGGTTCGATTGCTGTTTAAGCGCCTCTAAGATTTTATCCCGTTGGGCGCAGAGGGCTGGGATGTGAATTTTTAGTGCGTCTTGAACGTCTTTATCCGGCGCTTGCCTAACGGTGAGGGGCGGTAGTTCAGGGTGATAAAAAATCAAGTCGCACCATTCGCGTTCGCATATCAGCATTTGCCCCTGTGTCTGCTGAATATACTTAGGGTCAATCGTGCCGTTCTTTTGGTGCCGCAAGATGGCGGCTATATGGTTCTCCGCTTTTAGGCATTTAACCTCCACCATGCCTTTATCATCAACATGCCCGTCCGGGGAACACCCCATTGTGTTTGCGTCGTTTGTGACAAACCCGACCGGCGTAACGGTGATGTCATGGGTAAATTCGTAAAACTGGATCGCTTTTTCCTCCAGTTCCCGGCCACGTTCTGTGTATATGTTCCCCTCCCATAGATCAAGCGGCTTTCCGGCGAACAATTCTCCCGCCAATGTCATTGCATAAGCCTCGGCGGATTTGGACGGCTCGCCTTTACTGGTGATGATCTTGGAAAATTCCGAAGCTGTGGGAAGGCCCGCGCGGAGTGTATACCATTCAGGCGTTCTTTGCTCAATATCATGTACGATCATCTTTTACCTCGCGTCGCTTCCTTTTTCGCGTTGAGCATATTCAACGCCCGCCCAACGTCGCGCACGGTGATTTCATCGACGGATTCGACGCCCATATATTGCAGGAATTTTTGGACATCCGATTCGGTTTCTTTAAGAAGGCCGACGATCTCGTCCTTGCGGGCGTCATCTATCAATGGAGAGCCCTCCGCGCCGTTACCGTCGTCGTCGGTGCCGATGGCGATATTGAAGATAGATTTAAGCAAGTACCGCTGGCCGTATGTCATCGCGGAGCCGGTGGCGTGCGTCTTGGTCATCACATCGCCGCCCTTGGCGCCTTTCCCGTCTGCCGGCATGTCGATATGGTAGGTTCGCGTATGCCCGCCACGGTGGCTGACGTGGCAAACGACGCGGACATATCCGTCTTTGTCGGTGTCAGCCGTGTCGAAGCTGAGAGCGAATCCGTGTTTTGCGTAGGCGGGGCGGATTGCCCGATCCAAGGCAGCATAAGAAGCATATTTACTTCTGGTCTGCGGGTTGCTGGCGTCTGCCGCCACGCGCCCGATTTCGCTCTGTGCCGACGCCATCGCCTGCGCGAAATCGGTTTCGGCCTGCTTATTTAAAACCCTTTCTTGCATGTCCAAGAGGCGGGACATTTTATCGACATCAACGTTGGGATTTGACGCGGCCCGCTCGATCATCTGTATAAAAGATGTGGTCTGGTCTGCGGGTGCTGTCGTTATGATTTCTTGTTTCTCTGCCGCTTGTGTGCTCATTACGCTACTCCTTCGGGCTCTGTGTCGGTTGGTGTGCATTGATAGGGGTCGGCGTTTTTATCGCTCATTACTCGCCATGCCAATCTAACCAAAGATGCCGGATACCGCGAGACGCCGATATTTTCTAAATCGCGGCCATGCTCGGATATGATCTGCCGGGCCTCTTGCTTTCTGGTGTGGAGAAATAATAAGAGGGTCATGCCGCCCACTCCTCAGCCTCGTCAATTTCTTGCTTTAGGTCGTCGCGCTCCATTTCCAGGCTGACAATGATGTCCTCGAATTGAGCAAGCGCATCGTCAGCTGATAGTGCCGTACCCTTGGCGCGGTCAAGAGCTGTGCAGGCCGATTGGATATGCTCTAGGGCCGTGTCGATGCCGGTCTTAGCCTCGCAGGCAAATCGAAGTGATGTGGGGCATGTGATGTTATATTTTTGCATATAATGACCTCCTTTTGTATGGGGCATATATTAAAGCAATTTCACCCACGGTCAACAAAAATCGACCGTGCCGGCAATAAAAAAATATCTTTTTTTGTTGACGCGGTGGAAAATAAAAATTAATCTTTCGGCTATACAAAAAAACAACGGAGGAAAATCATGTTAATAAGTTGTTGGTCGGCAGACGGCAAAACCATTGAATACCGCGAGTTTCCGCTTAACTGCAATCAGATTGTTGACGATCCCCTCCCTGCCCCCACTGTGGGCAAACTTGCAGGGGCCGATGACCCGTGTGATTCGGGCGTCGGCCCCTGTTTTTTTTGGCTTGGAATGGGCGATAAATAATGACCGAATATGAAATGGCTATTAAGCAGCGCGACACGATCAACGAATACTGGAAAAAACGCGGTAAAGACGCCGGGGCGGTTATTGTTGACACCACTTCATTCCTATCCAAGGAACAGACGTGGACGGTTATTTCAAGGGTAGACTATAGGTGGCAGCCATGACTCCATTCCCTGAGATCGGAAATGTCTTGCCTTTTATTCGGTCCGACGAATTGCAGGAATCCACCCTGGGAAAATACCATCGGATAAGGCAAATCCAACGTAGTGTATGTTTAGAGTTTAATATAACCCTTGATGACATGCTGGGAAAAAAGCGTTCCCATTATGTCAAGATTGCAAGGCACTACGCAATATATTTAACACTCAAATTAACCTCCTACCCAAGCGATGTCATCGCGGATCATTTTAACCGGGAGCGTTCTATTGTTCCCTGGGTTAAAAGGAAGATCGGAAGTATGACACCGGAGGAGCTGGCGGAATATTTGGAATACGGCAAACAAAGAGAAAAACCCAAACCGCCGGTTGTTCCT